GCCTACACGCATGCCGTCTGTCTCGAGACTTTCAATCGCGTCGTTGAGTATCTGTCAGAAAACGGCCAGGCGCCGACGATGATCGAGCAGGTTCGACTTCTTCGAACGACCGCTCTCGTTTTCCTGACTTCGGAAATCGACGAAATCGTTCGTGACGGCTACATCGCCGGGACGGCGATTGATGTTCTCGCCCAGAAGCTTTTCCTGAGTTCACGCGTGACGCGCGAACTGAAGAAGACGCGCGGCTTCAAGAAGAAGTTTGAGATGGCTCGGCAGATGTCGCGCTCGCTATGCGGCTTCCCCTGAGTCCGAAGCGTACTGGGCTTCGTAAAGAGAGTGAGTGAGAGTATATGAGTGACGAAAAAAGAATGACGGCGACTGAGGTTTTCTCGCTGTCCACATACATGATTTCCGTTCGGCAGTATCTCGCCGAGATGATGAAAGATCAGGGTATCGTCGGCGTTGACGAGAAGGCAGATCGGCAGATGGTCAACAAGACTTATTCCGTGATCGACGGTTGGGTGAACGGCGAGAGTTCGCGAATGATGGCGAAGGTCCTCGCAGACACGATCCCCGTCGCCTGGAACAGAAAAAAGAAGGCAAAGGTATAATGACAGTACAAACAGAAGCACGAACCATGACCGTTCGATACGAGGCAATCGTCTCAGCCTAGGCTAGATGAGGAAGTTGCGGGCTGGATGGTCTACTTCGTGTCCCCGAACGAATCCGAAAATCACAATCAATTTTATCGCAGCAAGAGTGACGCCAATTGGGACGCACTCAAATGGGAGTCGAAGAACAGTGACAAAGTTTCTTGAAGGTTTTTATCCGATCACAGAATCGGAAGTTCAGATTTGGTTTGCGCTGTGGACCTGGTGGTACTACGGCATGCCCTATCTGGTGACATGCGTCGGAGCTTTCACATAGAAAGCATGTGAAATTAACCATTCGGTAAATAGTTCTTGACATGTGCCGCCGATTGTGTTATTATGTTGTGTATTGAATGAGAAAGCGGATCGGAATGGTTCTGATCCTCACAATTGAATAAATGGAGTAAAGTTACAATGGCGAATACCAATTACAGCATGTACCAGGCAGCCCTGGCGCTTTTCACCGCAGCGCCGCAGGCGACTGTGACCCCCGCGCAGCTTGTCGCGACCATGGGCCCTGTGGGCATGGCGATGGCACCTGCGTCAAAGCAGGCATGGAAGCTGGGCACGCTCGGCTTTGATATTACTGCGAACAAGGACGGACGCAATGTCGTGTCATACACGATGGTCTCCGCTGCCGCGAATGCGCCGGCTCAGAAGGCCGTCGCTGCTGCGAAACCCAAGGCACCCAAGGTCGCGAAAGTGAAAGCGCCCAAGGTGGTTGCCCCGAAGGTCGTGGCAAAGGCTGCATCGGCAAAGTCGCCGACTGCGAAGAAGACAGCAAAGGTTGCGGCGCCTATCGTCACCGTGACTGATGCCGACATTGCCGCTGCCGCGGCGTCGGTCGATATCGGCGATATCAATGAACTGGATGATCGCTCCGATCTGCCCGACTTCCTGCGCTAATCCCCGCACAGGTAAACGACAAAACGAGGCGGCGACAAAATCGTCGCCTTTTTTTGTATCTGCCACAGCCGGGCGGCTAAATACATGTGATACTTCGGAGTGACATTTTTCATGCCCATCTACACATTTCGCGACAACACGACCAAGAAGACCTTTACCGATCTCATGAGCATTTCGGAAAAGGAATCCTATCTCGAAAAAAATCCACACATAGAACAAGTTCCCGTCGCCGTAAACATGGGGGACGCGGTCCGGCTCGGACGCACCAAGCCACCGTCAGACTTTTCCAAGTACGTTCTTGGGAAAATGAAGGAACGACATCCAAAGGGAAACATTGGAAAGGGGAGACTCGATTCGATTCCTAAGGAGTTCTAGTTCCTTGTGCGTATACTACACTAAAACACAAAAGGACACTCACCACAATGAAGCAAAATCATAAGCACCGCATTTCTGTTCGTAATGAACCCGGATTCTTTGAATCACTGAACGGCAAGAATACAGGTCTTCCACTAGATGCTTCCGCGCCACAATCCTATCATCCATTGGATGCCCAAGCCCGCCGCAATATCAAACGCCAACGCAAGGCAGAGAAGAGGGCACGTCGAATGGAATCCCAGCGACATATGGATAAGTTTTCACTTCATCCCATTACCCCGCTGACCGAAAATCAAGGCAAGTCGTTTGATGCATTCCGTAAAGGAAAGCACATCCTGATGCACGGTTATGCAGGTACGGGTAAGACTTTCTGTGCGCTGTATCTAGGTCTGGAGAATATCTTCTCCGAGCAGGGGTCAAACTACAAGAAACTTGTCGTGGTTCGTTCCGTTGTGCCTTCGCGTGACATGGGCTTTTTGCCTGGTTCTGCGATGGAGAAGATGCGCGTCTATGAAGAGCCTTACATGGAAATCTGTGATGATCTTTTTGGTCAAGGCAACGGATACAATATCCTGAAGGAGCGCGGACTCTTTGAATTCACCACCACATCATTTCTGCGCGGAGTGACATTTACGGATTCGATTGTCATTGTTGACGAAATGCAAAACATGACGTTCCAAGAACTGGATACTGTCATGACGCGTATCGGCGAGAACTGCCAGATTGTGTTCTGCGGTGACTTCCGTCAGACTGACTTGGACAAGGATGCAGACAAGAATGGCCTGCACAAGTTCATGGACATTCTGCACAAGCTGCAAGGTTTCGAGTACATCGAATTTGGTCGCGAGGATATCGTTAGGTCTTCCATCGTGAAGGACTACATCATCGCGCGCACCGAAAACGAGGATACGCAGAAAAAGCCTTCCGTGGCTCAACCGGCTATGCCTAACTGGGCTGGCTGGCCTCCTGGGTCTTGGCCAGTAGGCAGCCCTAATGTTATAATAAACCCGGGTCGAGGACATTCGTCTGTGTCTGGTCAGGCTGCACCGACCGGAGCAGTCGGAACACCACCGTTTCTTTCTGGCTTCACGTTGGAATTGAATAAGAACGGACCGATTCTTACCCATCCCGATCCGTCTCTACTGCGTCCTATGACTCAGGAAGAGATAAATAATAGTCGAACGCTAATCGGAGACTAAATGTGAAAACTTTCAGTGACTATCTAAGAGAAGAAGCCGGCGGGGGAGACTCCGCCGGTCACAATCCTGTCGAGGTCGATGCCTATCACGGCTCGGGTCGTCTCTTCAAGAAGTTTGATCAAAAGCGCGCACGCATTCCTAATGATCATATGGGCGGCGGTGTAGGCTACTTTACCGATCATCATGACGTGTCGAAGACCTATGCGCGCTCCATGGCACGCATAGCGAAGACGAACACGCCTTATGTGTATCATACAAAACTCAAGATGAACAATGTGTTCGATGTGGATCATCATTTCCATGGCGAAAAACTCAAGCATGTGCTTCCGGATGATCCGAAGCATCATGAACAGTTTGCCAGGTCCGCAGGACTAATGCATCCCGGAACAGATCGTCATCAGGTCCTGAATGACCTGAAAAACGGCAAGCATAAGCTTACCGGAAAGCAGGTCTTTTTCGGTCTCTCACAAGGCGGCATTAATACCGCAAAGGCTCGGGATCATCTGATCAAGAAGGGCTATGACGGAATCAGGTATAACGGCGGCGAGAACATGAACATGGCAACCAGGCATAATGTATACATGCCATACAACGCCGACTCGATCAAGATTCACAAGATCACCCAGTTGGTAACCAAAAAGAAATAGCTTGACTTTCCGTATGGAATAGCGTATTATACGAGTATGAACATATTCATGCTCGACACCGATCCAGTTTTAGCTGCCCAATATCACATTGATCGGCATGTAATAAAAATGGCTCTAAAGAAGGCTTTACAACGCTACATACAAATGAGACTAAAAATCTGCTCAGAGAAAAAAACAGATTGCAGTTTCTAAATCCCGAACAGCGTGACATGCGTCGTGAATGGATGAAAAACAAAAGATGGTATCATAATCCTGAAACTGGAGATAGAAACTTCTTCGTGGAAGGAACCGTTCCTCAAGGCTGGGTGAGAGGAATGGGTGCGAGAAAGGAGTAGGTAAATAATGAGTACAATCGTGATAGTTACCGGAGGCTTTCGATCCTCTACATAGCGGACATATCGCATATCTCAACGCAGCGCGCAGACTTGGAGACAAGCTAGTCGTAGGACTCAACTCCGACGCCTGGCTCATTCGCAAGAAGGGTTATGCATTCATGCCGTTCGCGGAGCGTCAGCAGGTTCTAGGCAATCTCAAGTCGGTGGACTACACATTTGATTTTGACGATGCCGATGGTTCCGCATGTGACGCAATCGAAAAGATGCTGTCATTCTTTCCGTTTCATAATGCGATTTTCGCAAATGGTGGGGATCGTGACGCCAAGAACATTCCAGAAATGAGACTAGCAGGCCTGCATCCGGAGTGTCTGAAATTCAAGTTCGGTGTGGGCGGCGAGAACAAGATGAACTCGTCTTCCAACATTCTCGCTAATTTTGAAGCACATGTATTAACAAGGAATTATAATGACAAAACTAACCTGGCAGCAAGCCCGTCACGTTCAGAAAGCGCCGGCCGCAAGGAAGCCACTGAAACACTTCGCGCACATGCTCTCGGAAGGCGACAAGGCGTTATCCGCTCTGCCGACATTACCGGTTCGGGATACGCCAATGGGACGCCACTACATCCTGCCGGATGGCACCGAGGTGATATCGATGACTACGCTGCTCGGACACGTCCTGAAGGACAAGAATAAGGCACTTGACAAGTGGAAGAAACGCGTCGGTGAAGCCGAAGCTGCAAAGATTTCCGTCGAAGCGACCACCAAAGGTAAGTTGTTTCACTCAATGGCGGAGTCCTATCTCAAGAACGAGTTTGATTATACCAATAATCTAACGGAACCCGAAATACATCGTTTCGAGTGTGCCCTGTCGTCCCTGAATAGGATTGATAATGTCCGGCTCATTGAGCAAGGCATGTACTCCAAGTTTCTCAAGATCGCCGGCACGGTTGACGCAATTGCCGAGTTCGATGGAGTGCTTTCGGTGATCGATCATAAGACCTCACGCGCCCTGAAGCGCGAGGACTGGGTGTACTCATATTTCCTGCAAGAGACTGGCTATGCTCTCATGTACGAGGCAATGACTGGCACCAAGATCGAACAAATCGTCACAATCATTTCCGTCGAAGAAGAAAACTTTTGTCAGGTGTTCGTCAAGAAAACATCCGACTATGAAGACAAGCTTATGACCCTCATTGCGGAGTATTACAGAGAATGATGTCGACGACACCAGACAATTGGCTACAGAGTCTTATTGTTTTTATCGCTTGCCTAGGAGTTCTTTCCTTTGTATTATGGAATGCAATGATGCCGTCCAAACCCAAGGAAAAGATGTTCTTCGGCCAGCAGTTCAACGAATCCGATCTGAAAGGCACGACCGGCAAACTTAACAAGCTGGCGGTCGCATGTGATCTGACAACAACAATTGTACCTGATCTTTTCTCTGATGGATTTATTCCACTCGAAACATCCACGACTCAGGATGTGGAAGACAACATCTATGTCATGACTTTCTGGCAAAGATTGGATACTCGAATCGTGACCGAATCGGACGCCAAAGGCGTCACATGCATCATTTCCGTGTCGAATAATGTTAAATCTTTGCAATCTGACACGCCTACTGGGCAGATTGACGGAGAACCCCGCGACAAAGACGACGGAATCATTCCACTCTGAAAATAGTGATTGACTTATGGTGAGGGTTCGTGTATAAATAGTAGACTGATTGTTGATAGTTCAACGAAAGTGCATTCGGACGCGGGGGCGGTACCCGCCGCATCCACCAACACTACAGTAAATCATGGCTGGGTCCTCCAGTTCGTTAGACTTCCCGATGCGAAGAAGTTCTAGACCACGCTTCGATACGGATTTTAGATAGTTGCTGTAGTGCTGATGGGTGCGAAAATAAGGTTCGACGGATGGCGAGTAGAAGTCCAGTAGATCAGTGGTTTGGAACTCCTCATCGTTCCAAAAACGTAAGTGCTAACGATAATAGCCCAATGACTCAGGAACTTCGCCTCGCGGCTTAGTTCTTAAGACGGTGTTTTGGCAGTTGAACATGGCAACAGAATCAACTGCCTTTTTCTATGTACTAAAAACAAAACCAAGGAGAACTACAAGAATGAATACTCTCATGAAAACGGCGTCCGTGGTCGCTTTGTCGGTTGGAATGCTTATCGGTCTGACTGGCGCAGCTTCGGCTGACGGGGCATATACCAAGGGTTCCTACGTCGGAGTCTACGGTGGTGCAAACTGGGACGATGTTATCAATCCCGGTTTCGTCCAGGACAAGCTTGGCTACACAGTCGGAGCGGTCGTCGGAACCCATGTTAATGCCGTGAAGGGTCTTCGTATCGAGGCCGACTTGTCTACCCGTTCGAACGATGTCGAAATCTTCAACGGCGCTATCTCCGCCCAGCATGAAACGACTGCGCTTCTTGGCAATGTCGTGTATGATGTGCCCGTGGACCTTGGTCCCGTGCATCCGTATGTTCTTGCCGGCGTCGGATATGCAAAGACGACCGCAACCTTTGAGAATGTTTCGCTTCTCAAGCTTGAGTCGTCTGGCGTTGCTTGGCAGCTTGGCGCTGGAATCAATACCCAGATCGCCGATGGTGTCACAGCCGGCGTAGGTTATCGCTACATGCAGGGTCCCGATATTGAAGTCCTCAATACGGAACTTTCGGATGGCAGCAATTCCTCGCTCGTCGCTTCCGTTAACTTTGCGTTCTAGACAGACTTAGACGCGAAGTAATACAGCCCTGGAGATGAACTCTCCAGGGTTTCTATTTTCAAGTGAACATTTCCATAACAACTCTCGAAAGGACCAAGCCTAAGCACCCCACACATACGCTTTCAACCACAAGAAAGGATAGCACCAAATGTTAAAGACGGTATTGACTACCACTGTTCTACTATTCTCACTAATTCCTGCTGCATATGCGGGACCAAGCATTACGACCATGGACCCGATTTCGGAGCGTGGCGAGCCTAAAATTTCTGCGGAAGAAGTCAAGGAAGTTATTGAGTCAAAGTATTCCGATGTTGCGGTCGAGCGCGCCGAGGAACGCGAGGAAGCCCGTCGAGATGAAATAGACGCGCGGAGCAATCTAGATGAAGATGCGGAACGCGACATTTACTGTCTCACGGAAGCAATCCTATTTGAGTCGCTGCATGAGCCTACAGAAGGCCAGATCGCAGTGGCAAATGTAATCATGAATCGCGCAACATTCAATGAGCGCAGGGACGGCGAACCAAATGCACGCCATCGCATTGAATTCCGTGGTGGAATCTGTGGCGTCGTGGCATTCAAGGTTTCCAAGACTTATGCCAAGCGCGTCGGTTCCAGGCGCCATTCGAAGTGGGTTCATGGAACGCGTACCACATGTGCGTTTTCTTATCGATGTGAGCGAGGCTTTCGTTCCAAGCTGCAAAGATATCAGAAGCGCGAAGAGTGGAATGAAATAAAAACACTTGCAACCGAGGCCTATTTGCGCTATAATAGTGGGGAGAATGAAGACCCTTCCGGCGGCGCTCTTTTCTATCATGCCAACTATGTGAAGCCTTGGTGGCGTAAAGTGTATGCCAAGACGACCCAGATCGGTGCACACATCTTTTATCGGATTCCAAATAACTAATAACAAGGTTACATCAGTATGGCACCACACGGCGACAAGAAACTATCAGTAACACAGAGAAACGAAATCGCGGCTTTCGAGGTCGCGATTTCTCGTATTCAAGCCAACACAGGCCTGACAGTCATGGAGGCAATCCTGCATCACTGCGGCGAGACGGACATTGAAGTGGAACTTGTTCCGAAACTTCTGTCGAACTCTCTCAAATCACGACTCAAGAAAGAGGCAACGGAACTTCACTTTCTGAAGGTTCGAAAACCAAGGATATCCAAGGCACTATGACCGATGACAAAAACACATGCCCAGACAATCATCGTCAGCTTCAGTTTGGTTCGGGAGACTATTACATCTTCTGTCATTCCTGCCATCGCAAATGGATGCTGCACGGCGATGCAATGTCGATACAGCCTGAATATTATTTTGAATATTATTTTGTCGGCAATCAGCTTATCTATGGCGCCGATCCATCCAAGCAGACCTATTTCGTGGGCGATCCACTGAGAACACGGAAAGACGAAACATGATTCCCGGATTCATTGTCTACAAGACTTTCATCGCCATCAAGAATCACTTCACAATGGATTCCTACAACTATGTGAAGTATCATGGCAAAGTTAATGCGAAGGTTGAATCATTCCTGAAGCGCAAAGATCGTATGTTCTTTGCGCGACTGGGAATGAAGATTGCCTCCGAAGAAGAACTTCGTGATCATATCGTAGGCAACATGGTGTATGGCTCGACCGGTCTTCAGATTGATCCCGGCAAGGTATGGGTTGGAAATCTGACCACCGACATCGCCAGATCACGCGCGCTTGACTATATGGCAAAGAAGCAATCACTCGACTACTTCGTGAAAAAAGACTTGACAACCGTTGCTGAATATGTTAGGATGAAAGAACAGTCAGGAGCAAAATCTGATCTTCCGTTGCTTCTGGCTTTATATTATGATGGCTCAATCATGTCCGAGACGCTTATCATCTTGGACAAGTGTACAGGTGGAATGCTTTTCGAGACTTGGTCGCAGAGCGAAAACCTAGCCGATGATCCTCTATGGGCGAAGACGAAAAAGTTTCTGACGAAGTATTCCGATATGGCATTTCTGGGCGTTCAATTGGACCTCAGAAAATATCGAAATATGTACAAGGAAACGCAGAAGAACGACACTATATAAAACAGGTCGCTGATACAGACCACAAACAACACAACCAAATGACAAATATACGGAGAATACAAAAATGAGCAAGTTTAAAGACCTTATGAATTCGATGAAGAATGTGGACGAAATGGCCGTCGCCTATGACAAGGCAAATGCCAAGACCAGCTACGATGACAATCGCTACTGGAAGCCCGCCGTAGACAAGGCCGGCAATGGTTACGCAATCATCCGTTTCCTTCCCGTCTCTGAAGCCGATGTTGGCAAGATTTCGCCGGCTGACGCATCCGTGACTCTTTACTCGCACGGCTTCAAGGGCCCAACGGGTAAGTGGTACATCGAAAAATCGCGTACTACAATCAACGAAGCCGATCCGGTTTCGGAATACAACTCAAAGCTTTGGAATTCTGGACAGCAGGATGAAGCACGCAAGCAGAAGCGCAAGCTTGGCTATGTGTCGAATATTCTTGTGATCAAGGACGAGAAGCAGCCTGAAACGGAAGGCAAGGTATACTTGTTCTCCTACGGTCCGAAGATCAAGAAGAAGATCGAAGAGGCCCTGAAGCCTACATTCCCTGATCAGCCTAAGTTTCTTCCGTTCGACTTCGAAACGGGCGCCAACTTCAAGCTGCGTATTCGCAAGGGTGATGGTGGATTCCGTAACTACGACGCGTCAGAATTCGACGCTCCTGGTCCTCTCTTCGGAAAGATCAACGACGAAGCCTACGAGAAGATTTGGGCATCCGAGCATTCGCTCACCGATCTTGTCACGCCAGACAAGTTCAAGTCCTATGCCGAACTGAAGCGCAAGCTTGAGGATGTGCTGGGTACTATCGATGCATCGTCTGCGTATACAACGACAACCAAGCCTTCTGCATCGGAAGATTCGTCAGAAGATGCTCCTTGGGAACAAGAAGGCACACATAACCGTAAGGTCGCCGCCGGCGAACCTGCAAAGAAGGTTCCAGTCGCAACTTCTGTTCCGGACACGGATGAGGACGAAGACGAAGACCTCAAAATGTTCAAACAGCTTGCAAGCTAAGAATAAAGGAAAGCTATAATGTTAGATTGGTATTTTGTATACACAGCCGCGTCCACGGTTCTTATTGGAATTATTGCCTATCTCATGGGCAAGGCCGACGGTCATGCCGAGGGAATCAAGAAAGGTTCGCGTGCGATTTCGTCCGTGAACAAGACTCTTGATGAACTCGTACTGTCTTTGTCGGAAGAAACTAAGAAGTCGAAGATGGAAGATTTTGGAGGTACACCTGCCGCCGTAGGCAAGGGAACGGAAATTACTGAACTTCCAAAAACTACGGCAGTCGAAGATCATGATAACATCTGGAAGGACTACAAGAAGTTTACCCTTTCAGATGATCAGCCGCTTTTCGCGCTTGAGGAAAAGTCAAAGCCAAAGTCAAAAAAGAAGAAGAAGGCGGCGGCCGCCGAAATGAAGCCCAAGCGCAAGAAGGGCAAGAAGTAAGTCCAAACATTACAATAACACGAAGAAGGCGCTCTTTTAGGGCGCCTTTTTTTTGCCTTTGTTCCATGGGATACGGCGGCGCATACTCTCTTTCCATGCTTCTGATTTTGGGCGCCCTTTGTAATGTACCGATAGCTTTTGTTTTTGCTCATCAGACATAGGAACACCTTTGTTCCAGGCAGGTTGACCTTTGTGGGATTCACTCATTTTTTGCCTGGCTTCGGCCGACATGGCCTTGCCTTTGTTCCATGAATTCTTACCGGCCATTGAGTTAGATTCAGACTGAGCCTTTTTGATTTTTGCGCGGGCTTCTGGGGTGTGTTTATAACCAGTACCACCTTCACCTCCGCGAGTCATGTTATAGCCATCTTGTCCAAATGTGTTATGTTCATTTATCAGATAGGCTTCGGCAAAATCTTTGGTAAAACTCAAATCCCATCCCTGAAATAATACCTCCCACTCAAATGTATTCCATCCATATTTTTGTATAGCTAAATGGAAATGATATTTTGGATTTGTCTCAGATATGCGTTTGTGTCGTCGTTTCCGTGACGGCCATTTGGAATCAAATCCGACATATGATTTACCGGTCTGTGTGTTGGTCGCTTTATAAATGGTATACATGTGTGAGTCTCCTATCACACTAGTATATAGTGATCCTAGATCAGGTTTGTACCACGGCGCCCATTGCAACTAGTACCTTGGAAATGATATCATCAATGCCTTCGGTTGAGCCATTTGACATACCAGCCGCGGCGGTATAACTGTCACCCCCTCCCGATCCACCCATCACATTGATATTTGCAGGACCTGCTTCTGGCGCCATGGCGGCCGCAGATGCCATTTCAAACTGCGTGTCGTTTGATACGACTGACTGTTGACGCGACAAACCTTGGGCGACTGCTGTTGCTGACGGAACATCAAGTGCGGCCATGGCGGCCTGTGATTTTACTATCGTGGAATAGTCTGCGGTTGGGCTGTATCCTCCACCAGAACCTCCAGCCAATCTTGCCGCAAACGATGCAGTCTTGGAGTTGGGTTCGGCACCACCAGGAAGAGATGACCATGTGCCGTGAAGTGCTTGTCCTATAAGCATGGCTTTTGATGGATCATTTAGGTCGGCCTGAAGATTTCGTCCTCTTGTATTGGCAGCATATCGATCTTGTGCCAAGGCCCATGCGGCTATATCTTGCGACGCCGGAGAGAAATCGGGAAGACCGAGTTTAGCTTTATATTGATTCCAAGTTGCTGGCATGAATTGATAGCGGCCTGCTGCCAGTCCGGAACCTGTTGCCTTATTTGTGGATGCAAACGGATGATCAGACATATCAGTAAACTTCTTACCGCCGTTGATCGTATTATATCCAGGAGATTCCGATCCCGCAATTGCATCCAGTAGGCGCGCGCCTTCTGGTGGTACCGCCGACGATACGCCGTTAAGGCCCGATAATCCGCCGGCCGTATACTTAGGTTTAGTTGGAGCGACCGTCATCATTTTTTTATTTGCCGCGCCCGATTTGTAGTCCGCAAATGAAGCACCCAAAGGTTTGCTGCCGGCCTTTATCTGTAGCTTATCTTGATCGGAAAGTGCATATGAACTTAAGCCTCCACCATACACGCTTCGTGATGTGATATTGCCGTTTACTGCCCCACGAAGGTCCTGTTTGTTGTTGTATGCCTTGAGTTCTGCTGGATTGACACCACCATTGGCCGTATAGCGTCGTGCAGGATCATCATCACTCGCAAACGATCCGAATATGTTTCCGTTAAACCAGCTATTGCCTTTATCGGATGTCCAGAAGTTTATGCCATCGGACACCCACTTGGCCAGTCCAAATGTAAATCCATTGAGTGCCGCCGATAGAGCCTTTGTTCCGTCGCCTGTCTTTTCCCACTCGTTGTAGCCTTGAAGAATGCCGTTACCGATTCCCCCGACAATTGCAGTCATCGGAAAGAATCGCATGAAGAGACCGGCGGCGGCGGTTGCCATGGCAGAACCTACACCCATTGCGCCACCCATTCCTAGGGCGCCCATAAGACCACCACCTGGAAGATTAGGAATAATACCATTGGCAGCCCCAGCGAGTCCAGCCCCATTAGGGTCAGCACCCAACTTTCCGCCTGTGATTTTGGCTAATTCGGCCTCAGCCTTCTGTCGTGCATTTAATGCCTCGGCTGCGTTTTCCTCTGAGAGGGCAGAGTCCTTAATGGATTGCTGAAGCTGTTTTTCGTTTCCTTCGGCTATCGTCTGAAGAAAATCTACCGTTCTGTCGGTATTGATTTCGACCTTGCCTAGTGTCTTGAGCATGACTACATCCGTGCGGCCTGACTTGACGGCCTGTTCGGCTTCTATTGCGACACCAGCAGTTCCGCGACTCTTTCTACCTTTAGGAAATCCCTTCAAGTCAGACTTGAAAGGATTTTTAATGCCGCCTGGCTCGTATGTAGGCTCACCGAAAGTCTTGGAGCGACGAGCCATCGTATGAATGAATGATCCATAGCCGAATGTCTTGCCGATCAGATTCGTGGGATGAAAGGCTGCCGACGCATGGGCATGTACAGCCTGCTTGACAGCCTGTCCCAATGACGCCGCTTCGTTTTCGGCATACAATGTGCGTGCGGTGTTCAGAATTTTGCTAGCCACTATCTGCGTCCTCTTCTTAGACTACTATTTATCTTAGCCTGATTGTTCTTCTGTCGTTCGATTTCCTCTTTCAAACGGTCAGCTTCTTCCTTGAGATGCTGAACCAACATGGCTTTATATACATCGCGCTCAAAGGGAATCATTTCGTCCAATTCCTTGAACGATCCCCACTTATGTATGTGGACGATTGCGAAATTCGTCCTATAATAATTCATCAGGTTATCATCACAAAACAGTATTAAAAAAAACTTGAGATATCCGCATATTGGATCATATGATCAAAGGCACACTTTCCGCATTTCACATTGAAGGTGTAATCGATCTTGGGTGCGCGCTCAAAGAAGTCTTCGATCTTCTTGAACTGATCGTGCGTGAGCGAACCCAGGAACTCGTCAAGGTCCTTTCGATTGGACTTGTCGACCTGATAAACCTGCTCGGCGTCGTAGATTGATTCGATGCCGGCCGCAATGACGGCATAGGCTTTTTCGATGGCTGTGTCGTCCGGTCGGGATACTGTCGATTCGACCATGTCCTTGTAGCGCGTCAGACGCATCGTTACGCCGATCTTGTCGGTCAGAGGAATGACATTGTTGTACTTGTCTAGTCCTTTGACTTCCAGATTGTCGATTCGCGTCGTAAACATGATCGGATGATTGCAGGTCACGGTCGTTCCGTCTTCCTGAGGAACTTCAGCCTTGCAGGAGAACTGCGCCTCAATGACTTCACCCTTTGACTTGGCCCTGAGATGCAGAAACAAAAACTCAAGATCAATGACCGAGAGATTGTCCACATCCAGCTTGTCGGGAGTGACAACGCAATTGATTGCGATCTGGCGAATGGTCTCCATGATGATCTTGGAGTCCTTCGACTCCAGTGCCATCAGAAGAAGCTTTTCTTCCTTTGTCAGATAGGGCCTGAATGTGACAGGAATCTTGGAGATGGGTAGTGTAACAGTGTGTGTTGGAGTATCAAGTTTTGGAAATAATGACATTGTATGTTTTCACCTTTCATATTTTACTAACTGAAGAAACTGCCTAGAAAGCTGGAGAAGCCGGTCAAGGCACCGGAGAGTGAGCGATTGATAATTCCAGTTGCTTCACCAACCAGGGCATTCTGAAATGATCCTAGTACACCCGACGCCGAACCGACTCCAGCCAAAACGGACGGAGGAATGCCTCGGGGTGCTGCGAGCGACGCAAGAGGTCTGTAGTAAGTATAGGCAAATGTGACACCTACGCGATGAATCGAATCTTCTGCCCAGGCTAGCTGCATTGGATTGACAATGATGGGATAGGCTTCGATAAGTTCAACGCCGAATGTGACGGCGGGCCCAATCGACTGATCCCCACCTTCGTCATACTGAAAGATATAGATGGACGAGGTATAGTCTTCGCGAAACGAGGTCAGAAAGTTCTGGGTGTTGTTGATATAGTTCAGCCAATCGTCGAAAATCTTGCGTTCGTACATATCGTTTGTGCAGATGAAATTCAGAGTTATATCGGAATAGGTTGTTCCATACGGAAGCTTGATTGTTGGTCCTCCGATCATGACCTCGGTTGTTGCAATCGTGCGTCCAGGAATCTCGGCCTGTTCACACTGAAAAGTCAAGTCTTTCAGGCGCTTCTGTTCTTCAGGAAAGTTCAGCTTCCATTTGTCCGGAAAGCTAGGCTGACCAATCTGTACCAGAAAGCGCGAAGTCTTGGCTGGTCCACCGCCGCGTGATGTAATACGATTCCAGAATGATCCTACATCTTCCGGACGGGGTGCATTGATTGAAGACTTATTTGTTGTCATGTCGTATTTTCTTTCGTGATTCGTTCCAGACGACCATTTTCTGTTCTTTTGCGAAGTTCTCGGCCGGCAATGACAAAACCACATCCCATTCGATTGGCTGAATCCAGAGAATCTTGGAACGAATGTTGGAATACAAATAACGATGAATTGCAGGCTTCGCATACTTCAGACGCGCATATCGCTGAATCAGTTTGTAGTTCAGGCGCACACGCGTCGTTTCATCGTATTTAGAGTTATTTCGGAACTTATTGAGACGGTCGATCAGAAAGAATCGATAGGACGGAGGCAGATAATGGAAGTTGATTCCCAGAAAGCCGTCGTAGTAGCGTTCGATAGGCATGACGAGTGGCAGACGATCCCAGTATTTCAGCTTGGCTTTGGTCTTCGCATCATAGGCATACATGAACATACGACCTGGAACGACATCCCAGATATCGCGAATCTGTCGTTCTGAGTCCTTTACGATTCCTCGATTGATATGATATATCTCTTTGGCTCTAGACATGAGCCAGCGGCGGGCCCCTTCAGTTTCGGGGGCATGATTCGTGTCCGACAGTTCACGGAAAACCGTGTCGATAATCGATTCACGATTCCCCGGCGCATTGCTCTTGATTTCGCGCTTAACGAATACCATTATTTGGTCGTCTTTCTAACGAGCGAGGATAGCTGCTTCTCCGTGATCACATGAAATGTCCAGCCTTTCTGTTCGCAAAGCTTTCTTGCGGCTTTCCACTTTGCGGCATTTACGGCATAGGTTCGAACATTCAGCGCATATCTGCGCTTCTGGGATGGGGTTGCGGATTCAGTCAGAACCGGCTGAATGGATTGTGCATGTGGTTTTACCTCCCACAAATATTCTTTAATTGTTCCATCCGGTCGTTGGACCTTGATCCAAAAATCAACAAAATAGCGGTGATATCTTCCGTCTATAGGGGACAAATATGGAATGATTAACTCTTCCGAGGACCACTCAACGACCGATTCGTTCTCGTCTAGATACTTCATGACTTGACGCTCCCATCCCGAACGATGAACGATATTCTTCCAGTTTCCCTTGTACTTGGGAATGTTCTTTGGGGTATATTTTCCTTTTAGAGTCATAAATAATCCACACAGTTGTTTCTCAAAGGTATATAGCCGTACAATGTCAATCATCTCCAATATGATCACCAAGGCCGTCGGACAGGCACTTCCGTTTGTCAACGAGAATCCAGCCGCGCCGGTCACCCAGATTGCGGGCTATACATCAGGTCAGACACCCAAGACAGCCGCGCGAGGACCTCTTGCGTCTCTGTATAATTCTACAACCAAACGAGAAAGCTTTCAGTATCCGGAAAACATCGGCTCCGGTCCGTTTCAAAACTGGATCGTCTTCAACATTCTAAAGTCTGTACAGACAGCCGGATCGGGCACTTCGGGCTTCAGTGGACTAGCAGGAAAAACGAACACGGTGTTTGGTGGAGGAGCAGGTCAACAGGGTATAAATCTGATTTCGTCCTCCTTCGATAAGGCACTCAAAGGTTCAATCGTAGGCAATGCACTCAATTCAATCGGAATCACAAGCACTGCTCTTTTCTCGGCAGCACAGAAGATTCGTGCGACATCTACTTCCATTGCTCTGTATATTCCAAATACCGTCGTGTTTGGACAGGCCAACGAATACGAAGGTGTTTCACTGACTGATCAGCTAGGCATGGTTCTTGGTGCCTCTCAATTCGCACAAGCCACCGAAGGTGGACAAACCCTGACCAACTCAGGGCCTTTTGCCTCAGAGGCGGCTGGTTATGCGGCCAACAAGACCTTTGGCATAGACAAAGGAATGTTTCTCTATAACACAGCCGGCGTCGCCGTCAATCCTCAGCTGGAAGTTATCTTCCGTCAGACCGGTCTGCGTGAGTTTCAGTTCGACTTCATGATGGCCGCACGATCACGCACCGAAATGCAGTCTATTCATAACATCGTCAATCAGTTTCGATCGGCCGCCGCCCCATCATTTGCCACCAACGGTGGAGGTCGTTATCTGATTCCACCGTCCGAGTTTGACATTCAGTTCAAGTTCTCCGGCGCAGATGCCTCAATGATTCCGAAGATTTCAACATGTGTCATCGCAGGTGTCACGACTGACTACGCCCCAGCAGGTCAATATGCCGTCTTTGAGCGCGACGGACGGCCTGTAGCAGTACGCCTTCAGTTAAACTTCAAGGAAGTCGATCTGATCACCAAAGAACGCATTATGCAGGGATACTAGAATGGCAAAGTTTTTCGATCTATTTCCAAAAGTTCTGTATGATCTGGACGGTACGCGTTCCGGAAACTATGATGTCGCGACAAACATCTTTGTGCGTATTGGTGTGCTAAAGTCAATCAAGGAAAACTCGTCCGTCTACTATCCATATCTGATTCAGGACGGGGACACCCCCGAAATGATTGCCGACAAGTATTATGGACATCCTGAGTTTCACTGGGTCGTTCTCATGATGAATGATATTGTCGATCCATTCTATGATTGGCCTCTTGACTACACACGCTTCTCAAAGTATATGTCTACCAAATATGGTTCGATTCAGACCTCCCAGACACAGATTGTGCGCTATGAGAAGCAAATCGACCGTCGCGATTCGTCGTCCGGCGTAACAACGACTTCCAAGATGATCATTGACTATGACACCTATACGGCACTCGCGTCTACCACATTCAATACATACAATCTGTCAAATGGAACGACCGTATCCGAGACGATCACGAAGAATGCCGTGACTGCCTGGACTGACGAATTGGATCAAAACGAACGCAAGCGCGCGATTAAGCTGCTCAAGAAAGAATACATCGAAACAATCAAGAAGAATCTGGATCGCGAACTCGCTCTCGCTCCTAGATTTCCTAAAACTGTCTTGACGCCATAAAGGATAGACTATAGAATGGTTGCTTATAGAACATCGGCTGTAGACATTGACGTCCAGGCCTTCAGCGTTATTTCCGGAAACTCAACTAAGCCGACCGCGACTGATATCTGGGCAATGGTTCAGGAGTTCAAGGTATCGGAATCTTTGCTACTTCCGATTTGCTTCGGAGAGTGTACGGTTCTCGACGGTCTGAATCTGATCGACAATACGCTTCTCAAAGGTTTTGATCATGTACAGATTTCATTCGGTACCCCAGACACACCGCAGCTAGTCACGAAGTCCTTTCGCATCTTCAACATTCTGGATCGCAAGCGCGTATCCAACGCAGCCCAGACCTATAGACTTATGTTCTGTTCCGAGGAACTCTTTCTTGCGTCTCAATATTCACAATCAAAGGCATTCAAGGGAAAACTGATATCAGATGTCGTAAAGGACCTTGCGCTGAATACCCTGAAGATTCCCAAGGATCGTCTAGAAATCGAAGCGACGGCTGGCGTAACGGACATGATGGTGCCCTATATGCGTCCGTTCGAAGCAATCAACAAGATGGCGCGCAAGTCCCTCACCCAGACGGATCATCCGTCCTTCATGTTCTATGAGACATTGTTGGAAGGCTTCAAGTTCAAATCGATTGAGACTCTCTTCAAGCAGCAGCCGGTTGCGGAGTATTCCTACAATCAGTCCAAGATCGACTCATCGATCATTGATCCGTTTTCCATTGTGTCTTATATCGTACATCGTAACTTTGACACACTATCGGATACTCAGTCCGGCAAGTATGCCTCCAATCTCATGACATTTGATATTCTGCGACAATCCGTCGAAACGATCAAGCACGACGCCGTCGATTTCTTCAACAAGACAATGCATCTGGAAGGCAAGGGAAAGTCTTCCAACAAGATGGAACCCATTCAGAATCGAAAGGGTGACGCGCCCAATCAGGCAATGGAATCGCATTCCAGATTTGTTCCGACGACCCTGAATCAGCCTAACAACTCCTATATCAAGGCGCGTGATCCCAACATCAAGCCCCATCAGATTGAAAAGACAGACTTGCAGCGCAATGCTTTCCTACAGAACTTTCATGATCATCGCGTCAAGATTCGCGTTCCTGGCAATCCTACAGTCAAGTCCGGCGATGTTATCAAGCTGACTATCATCTCACCGGAAGATCAGTCTTCGGAGCCCAAGGATGAAGTCATGTCCGGAAACTATATCATCACGACAATTACACACATGATGACGGTGGATCGAAAGTTCTTCACGGAAATGACGGTTGTCAAGGACGATGTGAAAGCGTCGCCTACTGCACCTATCGGATCGTCTTCACCTATCGGCAATGGATTAATATTCTAATATGACAGGCATCGGAAAAACCCTACAGTCTACAGTTTCGACGATTCATATGGGCCTTGACGGATTCGTCTGGTGGATGGGCGTCGTTGAGGATCGTGCAGACCCGCTGCATCTGGGTCGCGCGCGAGTGCGTATTCATTCATGGCACACCGACGACAAGACAATGATTCCGACCGATCATCTTCCCTGGGCGCATGTTCTGCATCCGGTCAATGGTACTCACGGTTCTGTTGTTCCTCCGAAAGAGGGCACAATGGTCATGGGCTACTTCATGGATGGCAAGGAAGGTGAGTTTCCTATCATCATGGGAATCTTTCACGGCATTCCAGAGAAAACCCCAGACGCCTCCAAAGGCTTTTCTGATCCTGGCAAAGATTTAGACACGCGCCCATCTCTTCCAGGTGCGAAGCCTACTAGATATCCAGATAGACTAAACGAACCACATACGCCAAGGCTAGCAAGGAACGAAGATGTCTCAGGAGCAAACACCTACATCGATTCCCGAAATGCAAACTGCGTTTCAGTTACCACAGCCGCGGGTGGCAAGTGGAGCGAACCCAAATCTCCTTATGCAGCAAAATATCCGTACAATGTCGTGGTTGCAACAGAATCGGGACATATTACTGAGCATGACGATACGCCAGGGGCCGAACGCATTAACACCCATCATCGTTCAGGAACTTACGAGGAATTACAGCCTGACGGCTCTCGTTCAGTTCATGTATATGGTTCCGACTACCATATTGTGGTCAAAGATCATAACGTTTACGTCAAAGGGACCTGTAACATCAATGTGGATGGGGACGCCAATATCCTCGTTGGAGGAGACAATAAACTACACGTTAAAGGTGATGCTGAGTGGACTATTGACAAAAATCTGACACTCAAGGTTGGCAAGGCGTTAAAGATTGAAGATGGTGGAGCATTCGATCACACGTCGACCGGGAACATGACCTGGACCGGCCCTAAGTACGATTTCAAATAATAGGAGATAATAAGATATGCCAGAAGATTGCAGTCAATGCGCGGCCGCCGGCCTAGGTACAATACACGCAAAATATCAGTCCGATCCGAACACTTTCGTGCTTCTGTGCCAGACGTGTTATGATGTTAATCTCTTTTCCGAAACCCTTCTAGAAATCGGCGACATTTATACCATTTTGACACCAGAACAACAGGGGATAGTATAGTAATATGCCAGCCGTAGTTAATGATGGGAAAATGTGCACCGGGCACGGGTGTTTTCCAAGTAGACCTAATATGACCTGTTCCCACAAGTTCTTTGTGCAGGGACGGGGAGCAGTTCGTGTGGGCGACATGTGGAAATTACATTGCTGCGATTCATGCCATGTGGGTTCTCAGTCGACCGGATCACACAAGTTGTTCATTGAGGGTCGGGCCGCGGCCAGGATCGGGGATTCGATCTCATGTGGCTCCAAAAATATGACGGGTTCTTCTAAGATGTTTTCGGCGGGATAAAATATGGTAGACAAGATTAGACTTATTGCTCTCGATCCTGAAGTGCTTGCGCTTCTGTCGGGGAATACTGTAAACGGCAACTTTGCAATATCTGGCAATCTCTCATTTTCCGGATTCATGCGTGGCGGCCGCGTCTGGTCAGTCAATACAATCATCTTTGCCGCAAATTCGCATGTAGGTACAATCTCAAACACCTACTATCAGAAACCAGCAAATCTGGCATTTATAAAAGTCACGGCCACCGGATCAGGCGGTGGTTCAGGAGCAGCATCAACTAACGCAGCAACCAATAGGTGTTCATCGGGAGGTGGAGGTGGCGCGACATGCGAATCTTGGTTCGATAATTATCAGCTATCAAACTCCGAGCAGGTCATTGTTATGGCCGGCGGCCGAGGAGGATCAAACAATCAGAACGGAGCAAATGGTTCAAACTCCATATTCGGAAATAACAATTTGGTGATTGCTGGTGGTGGTTTTGGCTCAGCCAATGTACTACATGGTCTCGGAATAGGCTCGCTCGTAGGACTGATGTATCCTGGAGGCGCTGGAGGAATTCCTTATGTGGGAAATAAACAGATATCAGGAGGCGTAGGAGGCCCACCCCCGCTAGGCGCCGACGGCACCATGGGAGGACTAGGAGGTTCATCACTCTGGGGTGCTGCAACGATGAATCCCGACTACTCGGTGTCGGCCGGAGGCACACCGAATGGCTGGCCTCTTTTTCTGACTCAGTCGAATGTATGGGGCGTCGGAGGTTCAGGCGCATGTATATCGTTGACTGGAGCAACAACCGCCACAGTAAACTATGGTGCGAATGGTGGACCTGGCGTAGTCATCATCGAAGAATATAGATGGACTGGGGCATAATAATATGACCTATACAAGCCCACGCTCGAATACGATAGTTTCCGTTCCGTCCTATGCGACCACTCCAGGTGTTGGGGAATACTATACGCTTCAGAACGATCCAACCTCGACCAATCTCTTCTCGGAATTAGCCGTCTCGGGTCGTGCAGGTATCTTTGCCAATCCGGTTGCGAACATCATTTCCTATACATCGCGCGACGCAAATACACTGATCGGGGTTATCGCGACCGTCACAAATCATTTGACGCCTTCGATCACTGCCAATTTGCTATCCAGACTAGTGTCCAACTCAGCCTTGGTCATATTCTCAGACATGCCGGCGAATACATCCAATATTGAAGTGCGCTATACGATTCGCGGAAATGTCGCAGTCGAGGACATGTTTGTGGCCAATGGCGCCCAGACGACCTTTGCTCTGACCTATGATCCTCAGCAATCCCAGATACCTTCCGTTTTTGTGAATTCAGTGTATCAATCAAATGCCGCCTTTAACTTTGCACCCAAGTCATACGGTATCGTTGAAATGCTGTCGGTCTTGACGGATCACACGAATCGCCTGTCGGGGCTTCAGTCCGCAATATATGCGGATGATATCGACCTAGAAAAGGTCATTTCCGTAGGTACTGCGCTAAATACTTTGGCGAATGGACTGGATGCGAACGGAGCCTACTCTTCCAATAATGTGATGTACTGCATGTCCTCTTTGTTTAGTGCGAATCTTTTGCAGAGTTATCGGGATACAATGACCTTGATGATTCCGCCAATTACATCAAACACGACAAATGTGGACGCAACATATCAAAGCCTGGACGCCATACTAAATGGCATTCATAACATTATTGATTCGGATGTGGATTTCTACAGACAGGTCGAACAACAGTTGGCGTATTCTACGCTTTCGTCGTTCGTCACGTCGGTTTACTCTGAGCCATCCGGAAAATATTTGTTGAAATATCTGATCGGAACTGACAGACTCAAAGAGATTTTAGGAGACTAATCGAGTGCCTATTGTAACCTCACAGATTACCCCGGAAGTCAGATCGTTTTCGGACCTGGACATGTCGTTTGCGAAGCATCCGACAAAGAAGGATGTCGCAAGAAAGTTCGGATCGTCTGCGGTTATTCAATCTGTCAAGAATCTGGTACTGCTGAACTTCTATGAGAAGCCATTTCAACCATGGATCGGCTGCTCGGCGCGTCAGTTGCTTTTCGAGAACATGTCTCCGGTCATTGCAGGATCGCTTCAGACTGCTATTCTGGAAGTCATTAAGAACTACGAGCCGCGCGTCAAGGTCGAAACATGTTCCGTGACGGCCGATTTCGATAACAATGCCTATTCAGTCGTGATTGAGTTCTTCATTCAAAATCAAGTCGCACCAACATCCGTTTCCTTTATACTTGAGAGAATTCGCTAATGCCATCATCAAATACCAATCTCAGAGTCTCGGAAACGGACTTCTTGTCCATCAAGGCTAATCTGAAAGACTTCCTACGCGGTCAGGCTGAGTTCTCGGACTATGACTTCGAAGGTTCCGCCATGAATATCCTTCTGGAGATTCTGGCATACAATACGCACTACATGGCCTACTATCTGAACATGACGGCCAATGAAATGTTCCTGGATACAGCCCAGCTTCGCAACTCGGTCCTGTCACATGCCAAGATGCTAGGCTATACTCCGAGATCACGCACCGGTGCGGTAGCCTATGTAAATATTCTTGCGACCCCATCGGCCGGCAACAATCAGGCATCTCTCACGATTCCGAAGTATACTCAGTTCATCTCGGAAGCTGTCGATTCCGTCAACTACAACTTCGTCACGCTGGATTCGTATACCGCGACCAAGTCCGGCGGAACATTTGCCTACTCGAATGTAGCACTCAAGGAAGGTGAGGTTATCACCTATCAGTTTTCGCAAGATCAGAACAATCCTCGTCAGCGTTATGTGATTGATTCGTCGTCCATTGACACTGACACGATTTCCGTTGTCGTTCAGCAATCCGTTTCGAATACATCACAGCAAGTCTTTACTCTGTCCGACGATTTGACTGAACTCAACTCAAATTCGACGGTATACTTCCTCGACGAAACCGAAAATGGATCATATACGCTCTACTTCGGAGATGGCATCTTCGGAAAGCGTCTGTCAAATGGAAACATCATTCAGGTCACATATCTGGACACGAACGCGGAGGCCCCAAACAAGGCCAATGTCTTCACGATTGCCAATCCTCTGGGTGCAGTCACGAATGTAACGGTGACCACCATCGCTTCGGCTTCGGCTGGCGCAGATAAGGAAACAATCGAGGACATCAAATTCCGCGCGCCGATTCATTACACAACCCAGAATCGTGCAGTCACAAAGAACGACTACAGCCTTCTTCTGAAGCGCGACTATCCGAACATTGAATCGCTGTCTATCTGGGGTGGTGAAGAATACGAACCTCCTCAGTACGGCAAGGTCTTCATTTCCATGAAGCCCAAGACAGGCTTCATTCTCACGACTGCCCAGAAGGTCGCGATTGTGGATGATATCATTCGCACGAAATCGGTTCTGACCGTCACCCCCGAAATTGTCGATCCTGATTATCTGTTTCTTAAGTTCACGATAGCAGTATATTACGATCCAAAGAAAACTACTCTGACGTCCGATGAAATCAAGTCGTTGGTTCGTCAGACGGTGCTTGATTATCGTGACACAAATCTGAATACCTTCAACTCGGTCTTCAGAAACTCAAAGCTTCAGTATCTCATCGATCAGCGTGAAAAATCGATTACATCATGCGATGTTGAAGTCTACATGATCAAGCAGGTGACGCTCGTCAATGGGGTCACGCAGAACTATGACATCAACTTCTTCTCGCCTCTGCATCGTGGTGGTCTTCAGGAGCATATGGTTTCTCGTCCTACGATCTCTGTTCGCGACAACTCAGACATTCTTCGTGATGTGTTTTTTGAAGAAGTGCTTGGTTCTTACACAGGCGTAGATTCGATCACAATGCTCGCACCTGGCTCGGGCTATTCTGATTCTCCGACCGTTTCAATTGCAGGTGATGGTGCAGGTGCAACGGCCACAGCCACGGTTGTCAATGGTCGTGTCACATCAGTTACGATCAATGAGCGCGGCGCGAACTATACAGTTGCGACAGTCACAATCTCGGATGCGACGGGTATTGGTGCGACTGCAAAAGTAAATCTTCTGAGTCGCAACGGTACGGTCCGAACTTTCTATCTACAAGAAAATGGTCAGAAGGTCGTTGTGAATGAAAATGCAGGTACCATCGACTATGATTCAGGTGAGATTTTGCTCACCTCCCTGACAGGCTATTCTGTCGCAGCCACACCATACTACGGTCTGGATCAGGGAGTCTTTGCGCTTCAGATCAAGCCTTCGGACGAAACGCTGTTTCCGGTCAAGAATCGAATCATTACCATTGACGAAGCCGACCTAACCTCTATAGAAATTACTGTATATGCAGATGAATCCGGAACGCGATAACACAACATGACTGTCAATACAAAGATTTCCACACTTGTTTCGTCTCAGCTTCCGGCATTTGTTCGGGACGATAATCCACAATTCGTGGCATTTTTAGAAGCCTACTATGAATATCTGGAACAGAACGTGACCGACACCGGCTCGACCGGTACAGGAAAAGTCCTGGAGCGCACGAAGAGACTTATGGAAGGTCGCGACGTCGAAAAATCAATGGACGATTTTACGAGACAGTTGTATTCCCAGTTTTTGTCGTTTATGCCTACACGCGAAATTGACAATGCAAATACGTCTACCGGCATCATCATTGGCACTAACTATCTCAGATATTCTGATGGACTGTCATGGTGGAATCAATCCGATATCACGGTGACCGCGAACGACGGATCATTCATCGATGGCACCGAAACCGCAACCAAAATATTGGAAGGTTCCGGTTCGGGTCAACATGCACTCTTTACTTCTCCATTTCCTAGGCCTTCAACTGGCCCACTGACCTTCTCATTTTACATTAAACCTTTCGGCCGTACTGCCGGCTATGTTCAGCTAAAGGATAATGGCTCCGGTATAGAAGGACCGGCTTTAACCTTTAATCTAGGTTCGACGCTCGTCACATTCGGTTCAAATATCGGATCAGGTACGTATATCTCAAATACTACTACCTCCGAGGCAAACGGATGGTATAGAATGTCCTTGACTGGAAATACGGCGGCCGCCAATGCAAACGTTGTGGTCGCATTGTTCACGGATGATATCTACGGCGGCACGGTGTCACATGTCGGTGATGTTACTAAGGGATTCTTGATCAAAGGGCTTCAACTTGAGCCTGGACTCACCCCCGGGGTATTAACGCCAACGGGCAATCTGCAACTATCTAATTCATTGACTAATGGAATATATCTGCCGACGTTTATTCCGGAATATACGAATACGTATTCAGTGACCCTCGCAACCGATTATAAGAAACTACTTCCTAGAATAAAAGACTTCTATCGGGCCCGCGGCACCGAGAAGTCTTATAAGTTTCTGATGCGTCTTCTTACAAACGGCGGCGAATCCGAACTCTTGTATCCCAAGGATCATATCCTGAAGGCATCCGACGGTAAGTGGATCATTCAGAAATCGCTGCGCGTGACCGCGACGCAACTAAACGGAAACTCTGATAATACGCTTGCGACATTCTCCCTGTATTCCGGAAGACAGATTCAGGGCTTGTCGTCCAATACGACCGCATCCGTCGAGCGTGTGGAACAGTTCTATGAACTCGGTACACTCATTAATGAAATATATCTGACATCAATTTCGAATACCTTCACTTCAGGTGAAGTTGTCCGTGCGCGCTATTATGATACCTCTAACAATCTCGTCACGCTCACCTCAAACATCTTCTCTGGTCTTGTGTCGTCTATTGTGGTCGGCTCTGGAGGTTCTGGTTACTCAATAGGAAATCCTATTACATTTACTGGAGGTGGAGGCTCAGGTGCCGTCGCTACAGTTTCGTCGGTGTCCACTGGTAATGTCGCCGGTCTTCAGGTTGTTCGTGGGGGTTCAGGCTATCAGGTTGGAAGCTTCCTGCTGTTCTCTGGCGGTGGCGGTTCGGGCGCCAACGGAGATGTTCTGTCAGTCAATAACTCAGGCACATTCCATCCCAACACATATAATATCGATGCCAATCAGCTTTCCCAGATTCAGTCTGCCACATGGGGTGCGGCTCAGACGATTTTCTCACGCACGACTGCCAATTTGGCATTAAATGTCATCTCTTCTCTTGCATCCACATTTACCTATGCCAACTGTGGTCCTGTCACCGTCACTGAGGTCCTCGCACCCGGCACAGGTTATACATCAG